TGTGGAAGTCATACTTGTGAACCTCGAAGTGGAGCTTGCCTACAACCACCAGCTTCAGGCGCTTGTAGAACTTGTGCCCTTGATTGGCCGGGATGCCAAAGCTCCAGAGCAGACGCCTAGCGATCCACTCCCGATTGGTCATCCTATCTGGTAATCCTAACGTCATCTCGTTCTGTCTCCATTCCAAGGTACCACCGCCTCAGGTCTCTGTCAAGCTCTTCATCGGTGTAGGTGTTGTCGTAGACGTGCCGGGTTAGATCGACACGAGGGTAACGCCGGAAGAGCTGGTTGAAGGTCTCGGGCGTCAGGTGTACGAGAAAGTCCTCCGGGTAGAACTCGGCGTGCTTGGTCCACCAGCCGATCTCCTTCGTCCACCAGTCCCGGTTGGCCTTCCCATAGAAGAGACGCTGCGCCAATTCAAGCTCTAAAGGGTGGACGTAGAATACCTCCCCATGCGTCTCGAAGGCGTATAGGGCCTCCTGTGCGGTCGTTTTCGACATACAATCCGCCATCCACGGTGCTTTGACCTTGCGGGACGCGTGCTCCCCTAACGGCGAGGAGCACTTCTCCCACTCAAGGTAGATGTCGCAGGCGGCTAGGAACTTGGCGCTAAGCTTCAAGCTGCTCTCCGCTCAGGGTGCCCCTCTGCGCAGCGGAGATGGTCTTGTAGCCCTCGCGGTAGTAGACACAGCTCCAGTTCTGGTAGTAACGCCGCGACCAGTTCTTAGGGCCTTCCCGGTGGAAGACCCATCCTTCTTCGATTCGATACTCAGGCACGGTGACCTTTCACGAGGTAGATGTGCGCTCCCTCGGCTATGATGCAGGCTGCAACACAAATGACCACCGTCTGAGGACTCACGAGGAGTGCCGCCAGAACAATGGCCACAACGATACAGACTATGCGTGTGAATGACATTTGAGCCTCTTAGAACCCGTAGGACTCTAGCTGCTCCGCTAGATCGGTGAGTGCTTCGCTAAGGACAGAAGCCACGGCCTCGAACTCTCGATGACCGTGGAATAGGTTGACTTCAAATTGTCCGGTAGTTGTGTTGTACCGGATTGTGATCTCGTTCTCCAATCGCCCTCCTAGGCGTTCGGGTTACCTTCAAACTCTTCTGACTCAGCCTCGCGTCGGTTCTCAAGGCCACGGTTTACTTGTCCCTTCACGAACACCCAGCGTTTGAACTGGGCATCAGCCTCGACGTAATCCTTACGGTTCAGCGCCTTCAGCATCTCGGAAGTTCGAAAAGCAGTTACTCCTATGTTGTACACGAAATCGACCAGAGCGTCAAACTGTAATTGCGTAAGCGGTACGTTGACGTAATCGTTGACTGCGTTCTGGGCCACTAGGGTATCGTGGTTGAGCCAGTTCTCCGCCTGTTCCTTCGTACAGACCTGACCGGGGTAGACATCCTGCCCAGTGTGGCCGTACCCAATGCTCCAGACCTTACCTTGGTCCTGATACGCTACGAGCTTCAGTGCCTCGCGTCGTTCTGTTGCGTACAACCCCTGAGGGTCGTAGGTCATTCTAATGTTCATGATTCTCCTTTACTACGCCGTCTCCATCTTCACGATCCGGCTCGTCCGTATAAGGCGCGTGCCGAACTCAAGGCCGGGTGACAGCAGCGTCAGGGTACCGTCCTCTATGGAGTACTCGTCGAACGTACCGTGTATCGTGCGCAGACTCTCAGAGTGCGAGGCCTCCTTCAGCCGGTGCCACGTCTTCGCTTCTTCGTTGATCGTGTAGACCGATCCGTTCTCTGTAGTGAGTGTGAATGTCATGCGATCTCCAGTTCGAACGAGAATGGCTTAGGTGTGGTGCCGGGGAACTTGGCGTCATGTGTTGCGATCCACGCGATTGCGGAGCTGGGAAGGTTGTATGACTTGCCCTTTTTCAGTCCCGTGCTCTCACCGTAATCTCCGATGTAGATTGTCTTGTAGTCTACGAGAACGTAGGCGTTATCACCTAGGGCCTCCGTGACTGCCAGAGCAATGGGACAGTAACCCATAGAGGTGTCGCCCGCGTCGATGTGCTTCTGCGTGATGTTGAACGTCATTTGACCTCTTTCTCTATGCCAGCGAACGCTATGAGGACGCCTCGTGGTTGGGATCGTTCGTCGCCGCAACCTTCTCTTCAGGGGTGCAGTAGCAAACGCCGTCGTTGTACTGACGCCACGGGCAGAGAGTGTCCTTGACCCAGAAGCCCCAGCTCCGTTCCTTCACACCAGTCTTGACAAGCGTCCACGCCTGCCCACCCTTTTCAAGGATGACACGGTGCTTCCACGTTGCCGGTCGGCGGAGGATGCTCAAGGCAGGGTAGAACTTGCGCTCTCGCCAGTCGCCTTCATCAGGCCCCCACGATGGGTAACGGGTCTCACCGATCTCCCAGTCCTTGTCGTCCTTCGCGTCCCACGGTGTCTCCTCCCAGTACCCTTTGGTCAGGATGAGACTGGTGAACGGCCACGGATGGTCGTGCATGTGTGGGTCTTCGTCCCCGCGATAGAACTTGTGCAGGTAGAGGCGCGGTACCAGTTTGTTGTCCTCGGTGGGACCGGTGCGCGGGTAGATATAGAACCGTCTCAGGTAGATGTCGGTCGTGCCATCGCGGAAGATGTCAACGTACTTGAACATCTTCACGAGGAAGAACTCCGGGCCTTCTTGGTACCAGCGCCGAAAGAAGTCTCGGACGGTCAGTATCGAATACGCCGCCACGAAAGAGAACGCCAAGTAAACGAGCGCCGTCCAGATGAAGACTAGCATCGAGGGTAACCATCCGTGCTATGGATGCTCTGCTCAGCAAGGCAAGCTTCCACTCTTCCGAGTGTCGCCTTCAATGCTTCAGCCAGCAACTCCATCACGCCTTTATCGCGGCGGCAGAAGTTCTCCACGCGACCGTTGATGACGCTCCCGTAAGTCTTGCCCTTGTGGGCTTCGAGCAGAGCTACGTCGTAGTTGTCGTTTACCATGTCGCCGGTTGTGTCATTGGCGATGTGGATCAGTCCCAGCTTGTACGGCTGTGCTCCGTTACCGGGGATCATGTTGATGGCTACTTCGACCATTACGCCTCCGTGTTACCTAATCTGTTCCTCACCGTTGTCACAGTGATAGATCGTTTGATCCGCAGTCCACCCTCCGCCCTTGGCGGTGTAGACGTACTGACCAGCCTTGGTGCCGACCGATACGCAGTGGTGATCGGTGGCGTACTTCTGCCACTGCTGGTTCTCATAGACCACCGCGAACAGAGCAAATGCCAAGATTGCGATGGACCCAAAGACCACTAGAAACTTCTGTGCTGCATAACTCATACCGCCTCCGGGTCAGAATAGTAGTGAGTGCCCGGATTCCCATTAGCGTCCATGTCCCCATAGCAGGGGTCTTCACTGTAGCACGCGATGCAGTCTCCACATAGTTCGCAGAATACCTCACCGCATTTGATGGTTACCGGTTCACTCATTGCGCGTCTGCTTCCTGCTGGGCCTGTATAGCCTTAGCAATTTCCTTCTTGATCTTCTCCACTGTATCAGGATTGTCCCGAAGTGTCAACACCGTTTTGTCGAGACCCTGACCTAGCTGCTCTCCGTTGAAGCTCAGCCAGCTCGTACCAGTGATGACGCCGCAGTCCTTGGCAAATTTTACCATGTCTGCGAACTTGTCGATACCCTTACCGTAGATGAGGTTCACTTCAGTCTGGCGGAACGGCGCACCGGCTTTATTCTTCACGGCTTTGATCTTGGTCTTTACACCGATCTCCACGCCGCCGCTCGTGATCTTTGACCCATCCCCACCCAGACGACGAACGTCGAGGCGTACAGAGGCGTAGAAGGGCAACGCCTTGCCTCCTGTAGTGGTCTCAGGACTGCCGAACATCACACCGATCTTCTCACGAATCTGGTTGATGAAGATGATGGTCACGTTGTTACGAGCGCACGCGCCCCGCAGCTTACGCATAGCCTGTGACATCAGTCGGGCCTGTAGGCCCATGTGACTGTCGCCCATCTCACCATCAAGCTCAGCCTGAGGTGTGAGCGCGGCCACTGAGTCTACCACGACGATATCAACCGCTCCAGATAGCGCAAGTGCTTCCGCAGTTTCGAGAGCCTGTTCCCCTGAGTCGGGCTGAGAGACCATGAGTTCTTTGACGTTGACTCCCAACGCCTGAGCGTAGTTCGGATCGAGCGCGTGCTCCGCATCCACGAACGCTGCAATTCCCCCCTGTGCTTGTACATCGGCAATGATCTCCAGAGTGATGGTAGTCTTACCGGCTGACGGAGGCCCGAAGATTTCGATGATGCGGCCCTTAGGTACGCCGCCGCACCCGATGACTCCGTAGTCCACCGACATCATGCCGGTAGAGAAGCTGGGCATTGGTACACCCAGCTTTTTGTCTAGGCGCACGAGAGACGTGGTGACCTTGTTCTCATCCGTGCTGAACTGCTTGTTGAGTGTTACCGCTACTGCGTCCAGCATGGCGAAGCGTTCCTTCTTGCTTAGCCCCTTAGCTGCCGCTGGCGGTGGTACCGAAGAGGTCGCCTTGGGTGACGGTTTCGCCGTGCCTAATACTCCCTTCAGTTGGTTGAGTGCTCCCATTGTTCTTTTCCTTTGCCTCCAGTGCCATCTTCAGCTTGGCCACACTGCCCATGAACCGAAGGAACCTCTGGAGAAACTTCCTGCCCTTGAGCGCGATAATCATATCGTCGCCGCCCTTGGCGTGTGCATCCTCGACGGCTTGGGTAAACTCACCATGCACGTTGAAGAACGCGAACCAGCAAGCCTCGCAGTTCGAGTGACGCGGCTCTCGCTGAGCGATGAACTTGTGCCCACACATCGGAACAGTCTGATGCTTGTGGGTGAAGTTCTTCAGGTTGAGCTTCCCGGCCTCGGCCCGCGTGTACTGCTTCGGCGTGGGGATGAACCGTACCTCCTCAGGAGCTTCAGTCATTGCCCAGAGCCTCCTCCGCGAAGATAGCGTTACGCTCCCGCTGGAGTAACACAGGGTCAGTAAGCCCGAACTTCTGCTCCAGAGCAAACTTCTCTGGGTTGGTGATGTCTTCACCGTTGATCTCGTACCGGAGCTGCCTGCGAAGCTCAGAGACTAAGGGCTGGTTGTCCTGCTCGACTAGTGTTGCTGCTGCCATTGCGTTTCATCCTCTCTTGTGCGCGAACCGACTCTCGTCGGACGCCGTTGAAGTACTTTGAGACGGGTGAGATTTTGCGGAGACGGAAAAGCTTTCCGACCTTCTGCTCAATTCTCATGCGCTCCTTCGGGGTGAAGACGTTGCCGTACTCGGAGATGTAGGTATCAGTGAACCTAACCTGTTCGTCCTTCGTAAGCACATCCGTGATGCATCTGTCAACGTCGCAGTAGAAGTCCTGAACATTAGGCTGGCCCGGTGTCTTTGTGGCCTTGCCCATGTCGAACTCGTTGTTGGCTACTCGGATCGAGCTGCGCCGTTGAAGCTTCTGGTAGTTGCCTAGTGACGGCTCAAGCGCATAGGGATCACCCATGACATCATCAAATGCGTTCTTGTTGAACCGAAACTCCTCGTTGTACTTCTCAATTCCTGACTGCTTTGGTCGCTCGTCCCTTGCTGCCACTACGTCCTTTCGTCTTCTTTTTGCGGGGTGTAATCCCACACAGCTTGTTTCGTTTATCCGATCCTACTCGGCCCGGATGACTATGCCTTGGCGTACCCAGTACGGCGGTGGCCGGTGGCGATGTCACATACTCAGCAGCGGAGCGAACCAACACATCATCGTCTTGGAACTTGCCCAGCTTCTTGTTGCACAACCAGCATAGGAGTCCTCGGATCAACCCGGTCTTGTGATCGTGATCGACCGCGAAGCCCTTGCTGAAGTCTGATTCAGGGCGGCGGCACATGGCACACTTCCCGCCCTGATGATTCCAGATTCGTTTGTACTCTGCCAGAGTGATGCAGTAGTGCTTCTGGAGGTAGGTATCCTTCGCCCTCTCTCGGGCAGTGTACGCTTTCATTAGAAGACCACATCTCCCATCGGAACTTCGCCAGTGTAGTCCTTCTTGAGGACGACGCCCAGATTAGCCAACTGGTTTTCGTGACCCACGTTCTTGTTGGAGTCAGCCTTCATCTTTGCGATCTGGCCTTCGTTCTTCTCCATGAACGTACTGGTCTCCCCGTTGACGTGAAGCGTACAGTAGCCGCCACTCGAATAGCGTGATAGAGGCACGCCAGTAAGAACATCCTCACCGAAGGCAGCTTCCTGTTCCACATATCCGATCTTCTCGAAGTCGTCTGCACTAAGCTCTCCCAGCTTCGTACGGTGAAGGGTGATCGTGCAGTCGCAGTCCTTTGCGATCTGAGACGAACCATCCGTGTTATCCGATGAGACGATTGCCCCGGCCTTGATACGGTTCGGCTGGAGAATGCGTACCAGCTTCACACCGTAGTCCTTGGCGATCTGACTCGTGATCTTCGATATCTGTGAGAGGTGCTGCGTTCTGTTGTCGTAGGGTGTTGAGTCTGCCAGACGATGAATGTTGTCGATACAAATCCACTTCGCACCATAGCGGCGGATCACGTCACGGATCAGACCATAGATGTCCTCGACCGACTTGTACTTGGGATAGCAGAAGTACAGATCACCCTCACGTGCTGCTGTGATAGCCTGTACAGTTGACCTCGCTTCCATGAAGGCGGCCTTGAGAGCTTCACCCTCTTCCACCGACTTCGGAATGTTGTCAGCTACCTGCCCAAGATAAGAGACCCACTTGCGTGCCATACGAGCGCGAGTCATCTCCAAGCAGATAAAAACCCCGTCCTCGCCGTATGCTGAAACCATGTGGTCCATCAGATTCAAGGCGAACGTAGTCTTTCCGATCTTCTCCGGTGCTAGGATATCGATCACGTCCCCATCTTCGAACCCTACCAGCTTGTTCAGCGATGGCCATTGCGTCTTGTACTTTGGCTCTAATGTTGTCTTCCCCTCAAGTTCGTCGTAGAACTCCTGCATGGAGTCTTTAGAGGACGCTACACCGGCCACGTCGAAGAGCTGAGCTTCTTCCTTCAGCTTCTCGAATGCCTCAGGCGTTCCTCCGCCTTGTGTGAACCACTCGTTCAGGTCTTTGCCATTTCGCTGCTCACCCTTTTCGGTCGTAACCTGAAAGTCCGGCAGAATAATCTTCCAGCACTTCTCGATTCCAATGCGATTAGCGAGTTCCTGCGCAGCCTTCTGGCCCACCGCATCTTTGTCGTAGCAGACATAAACCTTGTCCAGTCTGTCGAGGGAATCGATCCACTCGGCCTTCTTGAAGTTTGCACCCGGCACGCCGCAGATGTTCTTTACGCCGTGGTCAATCGCGCAGATTACGTCCGGCTCACCCTCTACGAACGTCGCCTCAGTGAGATTCTGATCGTTGAGGATTTCACCATTGTACAACGGAACCGGCCATCCTGTTGGCGAACTGAACGCCTTGGGTACCAAGTTCTCAGACAGTGGCATCGTCGGCAGCGTTCGATAGTGGCAGAACACTGTGTTGCCGTTGACCATGTACGGGTACACGAGCGCCCGCACTTCACCTACACCTCGGAAGAACCTCTTCTCCACAAGGCCCAGCTTCATCTTCCCGATAACGTCCATCGAGAAGCCACGACCGTTGACCAGATAGTCCAGAGCAGCTTCGTCGGCCAGCAGTGCTTCGTGGCACGCTTCCGTATCCGGCAGCTCCTCTTGCTTCTTATTCTCCCCAGAACTACCCGAGTCCCTGCGGCTCTCGATGTTCGCCTGTACGATTCCTAAATGCTGCTTCAGTGTGTAAAGGTTACCACCCTTGCCACAGTGTACGCACCCATGCAGACCGTCCCTGTTTGTCTGCCCACTCCCGGCCCCATGAATCTCCATGCCTAAATGGAACCCGTCCTTCTTGCAATACGGGCATCTCTCGATTTCGATCTTGGGACTAGATACTTCTCTGTACTTCCAACCCTGACTGACCACAAGCTGCATCGCCTGTGAGCCAGTGAACGCTTCCGGTATCTTCACTCAACTCCTGTATATATTCACCCACGCCTTACGGGTGTTTACTTCCAATGACTTATGAACCTAGTGTAACACTAAAGCTTTAGGTTGTCAACCGTTGTCATCGCGGAACTTACGGCCATTCTTCTTGTACGACGGGATGCACTTGTCTTTGTGTTGTTTCTTCTCGAAGGCCATCCGCTTCTGCACGGCCTTCTCCACGTTGGAGTCGAAGTTCTCGGTCATCTCCCGCATCGCCTCAGCAGCGTACGCGATACATATATCCCGTAGGTCGTGACCTTGGATAAAAGTCTTCTTGATACCCCCGGCCTTCCAGAGCCAGTTGGCCACGCCCTCCAACTGTCCTTCGGAGTGCTCTAATATCTTCGGCTTCTTGTTGTAGAGGTACATCTCGTCGTGAAACATACCGTAATCTAGGTCGCTCATTGTCAAGGACTTACCATAGCCCAGACCGAACATCACGGACTTGTGTATGTCCTTTGTCAGCGGTGGCTTCCCTGAGGTCGTCTTCCCGAACCCCACCACGTCGTCCATGATGAGATGCTTGTACTTGCCTGCATTCGGTCCTTGATTCATCAGCACGATGGGAGCGTTGTCTTTCAGTGCCGCCATCTTCGCAGCCCCATTAGGGTCCGTCTCGATAACCAGCGTGACCACTTCGGTGAATTTCTGGCACTTGGACGGGCAGTAAGAATAATCCTTAGTGGACGCTGTGGCACAACAGATGCCCCCGGTCACCTTTCCATCTTCGTGGGTCAAAATCTGAGTGTGCCTGCCCTTAGTGTGGCCGCAGATACACATCCGGGCAAGGTCTTGCTCCCAAGACAGGGCCTTAGGCTCAAAGGTCATAGAAGCGTCTGTGGGGAAAGGGATAGTGGTAACCCCCGTCTCAGGGTCAACGACGCCTTGTACCCCCTCTGGAGCCTCAGGAAACGGCATCTCAGGTACATCTATCTCAACCGGTAAGCCAGTACCCAAGTCAATCTCGGCGCAGGGGTTCAGCATTAGCTCCTGCTTCTTGGAGAAGCCGGGGCAAGAACACTGGCCGAGGGGCAGGTTTTCATCGGCGTCATGGTGAAGGTGTCCGCACTTGGAGTCGAAGTGGACCTTATACAGGTGACCGCAGTGCTCACAAAGGTCGTAGAGGCTCGTAGCCGGGTTACTGACACTCATTGATAAACCCCTGAGGAACGCAGACAAGATCGCTGTCTCGGGCAGCCTGCAAGATCGTCTTGGCGCGGGCAATCCAGTTACCACGCTCGACCAGCAGCTCTTTGAGTTCTTCGATGTATTGGCAGTCGGTGCTACCGGCCTGACGGTCGGCGGGGGCGGTCGTACACGATACGTTGTTCATGTGACTCCTTTGCAGGTTAGTGTATCACAGTTGTTAGTGAGTCACCGCGATGTAGTAATCACTGGCGTGGTATTTGTTCGGGTCGTCTCTCTTCAAACCCTCTAAGGACTTACTCTGTTTGGCAATGATGCGATCCTTCCACTTGCGGATGGACTCAGGGTTGAAGCCTTCTCCAAAGTCCTTCTCATTCTCGATCTTGTTGATGTACTCCTGAGCGCCTTCATCGTAAGTGTTTCGACGCTGCCAGATGTAACCCGTAGGTGCAGGATGGTTGACAAGCTCGGCGGCCTTGTACCTGATGGGGACTTCTTTGCCATCGGTGTCTACCGCGAAATTGGCGATGCTCTCAGCTTTACTCATAGGAACCTTTCTAATGGCGGGCCGACTTCGACTCGAACGAAGAAGTTCTGCTTTGGAGGCAGACAGTTTACCAATTAGCTTATCAGCCCATCGAGCCTGCGGGGTGCAGTCTTCATCCATTCTGTATAAGGCTTATTGACTGCTACCCCGAGGACGATCTCGTTACTTAGAGTCACCCTCTAAGAAAGTGTTCGACACGATTTTTAGCATCGCTCGGCCCAGTCCTCGAACCGTGCGCTCCTTGGTGGCCTTGATGACGACACCCTCGCGGATGTGGTTAGCACGGTAGACCCATGAAGGTCCATCCACCAGCGTCATGATCTTGTCTTTGTTGTACGGCCCAAGGTACAGGAGGGGTGCCATCTCGATGCCGGGGTACGACAGCAGAGAGAAGCTAAAGGAACCGTAGTCCATCCACTCGCGTTGCGGGGTCAGGATGTCGAAGGCAAAGAACCGAACCTCACCCTCCACAGCATCGTCCTTCGGCCCGTACGGGAAGTTCTTCTGGGTAGGTGTCACCTCTCCGTAGATTGCATGGCCGGGGTGCTCAAGCAGCCAGCGCGTCAGGTCTTCGTTCTGTTTGAGAACCTTGTGCCAGACGGTCGAACCGTTGTCGGCCTTCCACTGGTTACGGGAACCCACGAAGATTTCACCATCGATGGCGATGAACCGCGCATTCGATCCGTGGACCTTCTCAGTAACAACTACCTGCTCGTTCTCCTCGAACGTGTTCGGGTAGTTCTTGAAGCCCTCCACGTCGAAGACGGGGATGCTGAACGACACGTCTTTGGTCGTCTCACGCAACGAGCGCCCAGCGATGATACGCTTGATGAGATGGAACCAGCCACGGAGAGTACGTGGGTACCGGAACTTTCGGCGCGGTGAGTTGGCACTCGACGCCTTGGCTCCCTGTGTGTTCTCGACGACATCGGGATCGTAGTGTGTCACACCGATGATGTCGGAGATGTCCAGACCCGGTGCGTTCCAGAAAGGATCGACCGCGCCGGTCGCGCCGTCCGTCAGCTCAGTGAAGTCAGTGAGAGGAAGCAAGAGACCTTCGCTCCACTCCTTGCGGAACTTGCGTACCGTGATACGCCGTCTGTTCTCAGGCACCGTACCGTCGAGGCCGACGTACGCTTCCCAGATGAACTTGAACGCCTCGGTTTGGGGCACGATGGAGTCTGGCTGGATGTAGACGCCCAGATCACCCGGATGGAACTGACCCTTACGCACGACGACTTGGAAGCCATCGATCTGAACGAGGGAGAGGGAGTCGGCATTGGTGTGGGGCAGGAGGGCTTCGATCTTCACGATCTTGGCCTGATGGTTGGCCTTCTTCGGCTCGGGGATGTCGCGGCGGTCAAGGATAGTGTTGTACCCGAGAATGGTATTGGATGCACCTTCTCCAAGTACGGCGTCGAGGTCAGACTGGTTCGTAATCATGGGCGTCCTTTGCAGGTTAGTGGATCGTGGGGTTCTTAGGGCCGTGAAACATATCGTAGCCCACATCGGTGATGAGGAACATCTTGATGCCGCGCCCAGTCTTGAGCTTCGATATCGCTACGTCCTCTGCGTACTTGTTCGTGATGTCTTTGATGAATCCAAGCTTGACTAGATCGTCGCACTGTCCGAGTACTTTTGTCAAGCGATCTTTTGTCTCTTGGTCATCCTCAGGGTTAGGCTCGACGGCAATCTTGATCGGACTCTTCCCGTTAGCAAGACTGCCCATCGCGTCGTTCTGTTCTTTCGAGAGTTCGTAAATCTTGGGCTTTGACACTACTTTCTCGCTTTGGCCAGTCCAATCAGGCGGGAGGCCGCGCCGTTAGTTAGGTCGTGCGGTATAGCCCTTCCGGGGTAGTACCGCTTGATGGCTTTCTTCTGAGGCTCGGTCGCGGGCCTGTCGTGCCACCCGGCCTTTTGCTTCAGGAGATTCAACGCTTCAGGTATCTTATCGTCAATGAGCTTGTCTGCGGCACGGAAGGCTTCCTCCATTGTGTCGCGCTCACCACGGTAACGCAATCCCTTTATATCACCGATGACCTCCCACTTGTCAAGTAGATTCTGATCGATGGTGACTTTATCTTTCTGCCAGTACTCACCCGGCAGCTTCAGGATGTACCCACCTGTGGGTGACGTGTACCACGTAAGCTCTGAGTTGGTCTGCACCTCCTCAGGGAACTTCACTTCAAACAGGTTGACAGACTCGATATGAGATGTTATGGAGTCGATGTCTACGAGCTTCGAGAAGTCGATCTGTGGATAGTCCTTCGCCGCCTCTTCCAATTGCCGTGCGGCCCATAGCACACCTCTGCCCTTTAGGTCAAGTGTGGTGGAGAGACCGAGAAGTGTCGGTAGGGTGAGAAGCGAGTTCTTCGCCGTCGAGTCAACCACGTCAATGACGATGCAATCGGTCTTCCCGATAAATAGTCTCGTCCCTCGACCGACCATTTGACAGTAGAGTACTCCCGATTTTGTGGGTCGAGCGAGTAGAATGCAGCCAATCGCCGGGTCGTCGTACCCCTCCGTGAGCACGCCACAGTTGAGAAGGATTGTGGTCTCGCCACTCTGGTGCCTAGCGATCTTAGCCTTTCTCTCCGGGTCATCCCCCCAGATAGCTTCAGCCTTGACTCCATAGTATTTGAACATCGCCACCAAATCCAAGGCGTGCTGGATGTCAGCAGTGAAACCAATTGTCCTACGGTTTTGACCGTGGTCGAGCCATGCCTTGACGACGAGTTGATTTCGCTCGGGGTTGTTGATGATGGCTGCGAGAGAGCTGGCAGAGTAATCGCCATTGGAAGACTTGGCTTCTGAGAGGCTTGTGTTCGTCTTGATTCGGATGCCATGAGGCTCGACGAGATAGCCCTCTTCAACCGCCCTGCGTAGGGAATACTCGTAAATAATTCGCTTGAAAATCTCTGCGAGAGCTTTGCCGTCAGCCCTCTGAGGAGTCGCGGTAACTCCAAGATGGAGTTTATGTGTATCAGGACGAAGAACATCAGCAAGAGAATAAACTGTCCGATAAGTGTCAGATGTTGCATGGTGTGCCTCGTCCGTGATGATCTTGTCGATGTTGTGCCAAGGGAACCGTTCCCCTCGGACAGAGTTCTTGTTGCCCAGTGTAGCGACCGATCCGACGATCACGTCAGCATTCACGTCGCCTATGTCGCCCGCCATCTCTTTCGTAACGGTAAGGTGTGGGTTCACCTCTTTGATCTTCTTGATGCCCTGATCGATCAGCTCTTCGCGGTGCGCCAGCACAAGCATCTGGCCGGGGAGACGCGAACGAAATACGTCAGGGATGCCAGCGAAGGTCTGCGTCTTACCAGTCCCGGTCGCCGCACTGATGAGTTGTAAGTGAATCCCAGCATCGTAAGCCTTGATGCTGGCCTCGTGCATCTCAGATTGGTATGGTCGGTACGGCATTTACTCCGGTGTTCTTCGCGTCCTCAAAGACGAGCCAGACAGTGCTGTTCCTGTTCTTCGGAACTGCGGTACCCACGTACGTGTAGCCTTGGGGTTCCTTCGCACCGGCTGCGACGACCATGAAGTGTCTCTCTTCAAGGTCTATCCGGTCCTTCTGCTTCTCCATGTCGAGGAGAGTGTGCAGGAGCACGGAGCGCGGGTTATTCTCTCGCGTCAGAGTTGGGACTGCTCCCTTGGTTAGTAGAACGGTTGTCCTTCGGTCCACGGGGAGAGTTGTATCCCAGTACTGTCGATTCATTAGTCATTACCTACCATGTTGGTTTCCATCCTTTACGCCTGATGAATTGTACCTCGGGCCTCGGGCCTGCGTCAAGTATCGTCCACTCGATGTCGAGGAAGCCGTCATGGTGAGCGCGGTGGCAGCCCGCACAGAGCGTCAGCAGGTTCCATAGATCGTCCGGGCCGCCGTGGGACTGGTAGATCAAATGATGCGGGTGGAGGCCGTTTCTGCTATTGCAGTGACGACACTTCCACCCGTCTCTTTGAAAGCAAGCTATTGATATGCGTCTAGGTAGTGGCACGTGTAGTGTATCCTACCAACCGGCCAGTGTTCTTCTCGACCTGCACAGCACGGTCATCGTACAGCTCAAGCATCCCATAGTCTTTCGTGCAAGTGACTTCGAGCGTGTACCCGATGTGTAGGGCACACCACTCCTCGATAGCCTTGCGTGCGCGGCGGGCGTCTAGGTTGCGCTTGTGGAACTCTTTCTCGCTCACGTTGTCGGTGAGAGAGGGAGCGTACACGCGGGCCGTCATGATCTTTACCTGAAACCCGAACCTCAACCATGACTTGACACGCTCAACCATCAGTGGTATAGGTTCACCGATGTGTGTAGGACTAACAAACGTCTCATAGCGTGCCAAGGTGCCGTCCAAGTCTACCCCAATCCAAGGTCTCATTACAGTTTTGCCTCCAAGATACCTTCCGGTACCTGTTGAATCGCCAACTCGACTTTCTCCGGTCCTGTGAAGAGTAACGTGGCCACTTGTACATCCGGGTGAGTCGGTTCGAAAGGATGAACGTACTCCTCGTTAGGGAACAGCTCATCGACCCTCTGCTTGAACCCAGCGGTGTGAAGGAGATGGTATTTGTAGATGTCACTCGAAAGATTTTGCACAATCTTGCGATCTAGCTTCTGTACGAACTCATTGCCGGGGATGACCTTGCTGCGTGCGTCTTCCAGCTCAGTGCGTAGTTCGCACAACCGGGCCGTATCGATTACGTTCTGGAGCTTCCAGTCTCTCAGCTCTTGCCGCAGGCGGCCTGAATCCGAGTCCCACATATCGTAGACGTTCTCTACCTTGCGCTCATAGGCATCCTGCCGTACGAGGTAGCCTTCGTACACTCCACCGAAGGAGGCCAGCGCAACCGCTATCGCCGCGATTGTGATAGGGTGACTGCCCGTGTAATTAGTCAGGAGCACCATAGGCACGCCGAGTCCTACTAGGCCCAACAATGTGTGTGTGATCTGATCCCTAAGCTCATCCGAAGGATGGAGCCTTATCAAACGTGTCTTCAATTCCTGAATCAACTTCATTTTGTTCTTCCTCATCTGCTACGCCCAGCAGCAACGCATGTTGGTTGGCGGGGTCATTCAGGTAGTCGGCGGCCATCTTCTCCGCAGCAGACCCATCTGAGATGTCGTAACTCATGCCCTCGTCGTCCTTACCAGCGGACCCGGCATTTGCCTTCACTAAATCCAACGCGGGCTTCCATGTGTTGTCGAAAGCACTGCGCGTCATCTGAAGATTGACCCACGTCAGGTCGTTGGCACCGACGAACCCTTTGAGAGTTCGCACGTGTCGCTTCAGGTCTTCAAGATCGATGTAGTCCCCTGTGGCTTCATCCTTCACCATAAAAGCTTTGATGAACTCCGTCATAGGGGTGTGAGCGTTGGTCACCGGGTTCACGTAATCGACAGCCGGGTCGAGAGATGTGATCTCTCGCAGCCGTGCGATGCCCAGTGGCTCGTACTCGATACGCGGTATGCCCATCACGTTCATGATCTTCGCCATGCGCGTTAGGTACTGGACCTTGCGAGGCTTGATCTTCAGAGTCTTAGTGAACTCCTGAAACGTGTTGAACGGTGCGTAGAAGCCCTTCGACTCGATCTTGGCACAAAGCTCAGCAATGTCGAAGTTGCTTGTGTTGACGCTATTGATGACCTTCTCTAAGGCGGCCCGTGTTGCAGCCGCCTCTCCTGCCACTACCGCCCCGACGATTACTGTAGGAGCCAAAGGCTTGCTCATTTGACCTTCTTCGTTACCTTCTTGCGTACCGGCTTCGGCTTAGCGAACGTCAGTTCTAACGTTGCTTCCAAGTCTTGCAGCGCAGCTATTGCGCGTTTGATCTTTGCCAGCCCGGACTTCTTGTAGAAGTACCATGTGATCTTGTCCTCGCAGTCAGCCAGTTGCATCATGCCGTAAGGATCACGAGAGCCTTCTATGACCTTGTAGTTGATCGTAGAGTCACAGTGCAACGGATCAAGGTACGTGGATGAAGCTGCTACTAGTTTGCGAGTACGAGTCGCCATAGTTATCCCTTTACTGGAAGCACCACTGGTTTGAGTTGGCGGGACTGGGGGGTAGCAGCACCAGAAACAGAACCCTGAGGTTGCGCCGTCGCCGCCTGTTCCTGCGCAGCTCTCATCGCCTCGAACGCTCTGATCTTATCCTCAGTCTCCTTGCGGTGAATGAGGAATGCAATCTGATCCCAATTGTTCTGATACGGGATGGCCTTGTCGTCGATGTAGAAGTCCGCGCTCGGCTTGCCTTTGGACCCATCGTCGATGTGATCGAACGGGATGTCGTTGGCCTTCAGGAAGTCAACCATCGCCTTCACTTGCTTACGCTCAAGCACTGGCTGCGCCGGGTCTCCGCCATAGATGTCGTAGTCCCAGTGGCAGCTACGGCAAGACCAGATGATGATCTCGTAGCCCAAGGCTTTGAAAATATCCAACGCGGCCTTCGCACCCGGTTTTACTGCGCCAATCTCGGGGTACGCATGGTCACACAATGTACCGTCGAAGTCAACGGCGATACGCTTCGGTGCTTTGTTAGGCATAACTCTCCTCTTCCATCACCAGCTTGACGCCGTTGTTGTCGTCATCATCTGGGTCACCCATAACGGGCCGGTTCAACTCTTCACGGTACTCGTCGCGCACCATCTTCCACGCAGCCTGCGACGGGTCTTTGCCATCGTAGGCCATGAAGCAGAGGCCAGAGTACTTGCCGTCCTTCTCGGTTAGGAAGAACTCAGCAACAGACTTGCGACTCTCGTAGTTGCGGATAAGCGCATTGTCTACGATCTTCTTGGTCTGAAGCATGATGCCAGCGTACGCAGTGGTGAAGGTCTTCTGCCACTCCTCAACGAAGCTCACAAGCTCCGGTCGGCCAGCATCCTTCGTCCATGTCTCGATGATATCGTAGTCCCCGTTCGTCAGCGCCTCAAGGATGTTCTTCGGGGTCGCCGCGTGAACAATCTTCTGGAGCTTCAGGAAGGTCTCATGCTTCACCTTGATCTTCAAAGGCGGAAGGTTGGGCCGCCAGTACGACAGCACGTAGCCCTCCGTGTTCGGTCGATCCTCTACTAGAACCGTGCTCACCGTCTTAGCAAAAATCTCGACGGTCTTTAGTCCGTTCAGGAATGCGTAGTGGTACAGCTCGTTGTAGCTAATCTCTTCGCCGGTCTCGTTGTTGATGAGCGCCAGTAAGACTAGTTGATCTTCGATCTCGTAATGAACCACGTGGCGTTGAACTGCCTGCGCGATCATCTCAAAGACTGGTGTGTAGCCCGCAGGCCACTGGTGGTTCTTGCAGTGCTTACTGAACCAGTACGTCGCCCACTTGGAGTGGTCAGACGTGAATGATCCTTTGGACGCGACACCGAAGAACGTATCGTTCCCTACCTTGTACTCGTAGAAGATACCGAGTGACCCATCCAGCTTCTCGAAGACAGCAGGGTGTTGGTCCGGCAGATTGGTGAACAGAGTCTCAGGCCGGTCCAGCGTGTCGATGTTGAAGAACTTCTCGAACGGACGAGAGATGATGACACCCTTGTCGTCCACGATGAGACCACGGCACTTGATGGTGATGTCGTCCCAGACGTTATCAAAGGTCGCCTGCTTGCTATAGCAGAGGATCGACAACGGAAGCTCAGGGTGAGCGCGACGGGTAACTAGACCCTCCGCGATATACTGCTCAAGCTTGTCTACGTCGAGGTAGTCTTTTAGCAACATTACTTCAGCTCCTTGGTCCACACACTACTGGTTATCTTGCGCCCCATTGCAGCAGCGGCCTTCTCCATCGGCTCGTTACCGTGAACGACTAGACCACAGACCTTCTTGCCGCCGTGCTTCAAAGTCGCTTTCTCAAACTTCTTCCACATGGCCTTGTAGATACCACGCCCGCGATACGCCTTGTTGACCCAGCCGAGTTGAACCCAGCCTGAATCGTCATCCTCATCGAAGAAGTACTGGAGGATTCCAACTACCTTACCCTTGTCTTCCACGTAGAAGCACGCCTGATCCCCACGGATGGGTGACCACATACCGCCTACTGCACCGATCTCGATCATATCTGGCACAGCTTCAAGAAACGCAGTCTTGATGACCTGCGTGTTCTTGGCTGCGTCAATGTGCTTCACGACGATCTTCTTTTTCTTCGCCATTAGTTCCTCTGGTGGGGCCGGATGGATTCGAACCACCGATGTTTACCACTTGGGTACCGGCTTTACAGGCCGGTATCTTCAACCACTCGATTACACGTCCCCAGTAGATTAGAAGGTGATGTCGCCGTTTGCTTCCTCGACATACTCTGCATCGAGGATGGTAGAGGTGGTCGCGGTTACAGCGGAGTCGATGTCAGTCTGGGTGGAGGCCACAGCCTGCTTCGTCTCACCTTCAAGAGCCTGCTGCTCGAACTGTAACGCACGCGCAGTCTGCTGCTCTTGGAACTTTTCAAACACTACACCGAAGGCCGCCTGCTCATCAGCGGTACTCGCCTGAAAGTCATCGAACTCCAGAATGTAGTAAGCGTACTTTCCGTCCTGCACCTTCTTCGTACTGATACGGAAGTTCACGTCGTAGATGTTGGGGTTGATCTTCTTGGCTGCCGCGATCATCGCCAGCTTACGCGCAAGGTTCTTCATACCCTTCTCAAACGGCTGCTTGCTCTTCGAACGAATGTACAGTTGCAGAGGCATCTGGTACACAGTGTCGATCAGTGTGGCGTAGTAGAACGCATCACAAGGAGGGATGTCGTCCTTGGTCGTGGGAATGTTCTTGTCTTTCTTCGCACGGAAGGCCGACCAGTCCTGCTTGGGACAAGTCTTACAGGTCATCGCCTGAGGGTACTTCGCACGCTTGTCTGGCTCAATCATGTCGAGCGAGAAGCAATGCAGGTTCTCGGGTATACGGTTCAGCTCACCGACATTGCCGACGTAGTAAGAACGTCGTTCCTGCGGCTCTGCGAGGAGGGTTACGCGCATCGTCTCGAACTCGTCACCGGTCTCTGGGATGATAAGGTTGCCCTTCTTCCCATCGCCTTGACTAGACGGCTGCACTATGCTAAGGGTTGCGGGCTTGAGGTCAAACAGCTTGCTCTTCCCGAAGAACTGCGCCCCGGTGGGTACGCTAAGGGCCGCAGACTCCTGCCCTACAATCGCTAACTCGTTGCTCAAATGAATCCTTGGTGCCTACTTCTTGGAAGCCCTACGGTGTTCTGTGCTCCCTCACTTCACTTACTAATGTAACACGTATCTATACGTTTGTCAAATCCGCGTGCAACGGTTGATACATGAAGAACTGAACCTTTTTAGACTCATCGACCGGTGGTAGGTCGCGCAACTCTGATACTCTCATGAAGGGTGTCTGCGCCTTCAGGTTGGCAATGAACTTCTTGTTGTAGTAGATTGCCGTGAGCGCCTGTGGGTTGCTCAAGTTGCTGGCAGGAGAATAACCTCCTGTGACCGCTTTGACCACAGGGTTAGCAACGAATATGCTAGGAAGCACCGGCATGATTACCGGGGCCGCCGCCCATGCTGCAATGCCTTTTAGAAAGCCACGTCTATTCATGATGCTCTACGCTCACTGGAGGGATAAAGCGCCGGGTCACTCCCGGCATCCCAGACCGAACCTCTACCCAGCCCTCAGGCGGGTCTCCGAAGTCTGACTCCCAGAGGTAGTCGGCCCACTGACCAATGGTGGCCTTCATGACCGACTCAGACACGATCTGATCCATAGCTTGTCGGTAGACTTGTGCAGGCGTGCCGGGGAACCGGAACGGTAGACGAGGGTCGCCTAACGGAACCCATGTGAAAAGCGTTGGGTGCCATGACTGGCCCGGTCGCTCCATCAGCACTTCGCCCTGCTCTGGTTCGTAAGGCGGGACTACAGGGTATCGAATCTCACTCACTATCGGCTCCCTTCGTCAGGTGGTGCCACGGGTACACATCCAGTTGCCAACACGTCGGACTGTAGCACCTCGGCGCTCCGTGGTTCCCGTCGCAGGTCACCATTGGTGTCCACGGGTCCGAAGCTACACACGAGGTCAGCTTCTTGCCAGTGCCTATACCACTCGTCGTCGCCCCATTCGTTGAGGCTGGTTTGTCCTTGCATGGTTCCTCGTCTCTGAACTTCCGGCCCAGCACGTCCATCAGGCTGGCCACGTTCTTAGGTTCGATAAGTTCGCCATCTACGTCGCGCTTGTACCCCAGAGCTTTGTAGCTCAGGTCTATCGGATGCTTGGACGCGAACAGATCATTACAGGCTTTGCATCCCTTCCCATCGTTGCAGGTCGGTTTGCGGCTGCCCTTGTAGTTCTTGAATGCCTTGCATTCGAGCTGTAGGGCCTCTTCCTGCTCTTGCTTCTTCTTTGCCTTGGCCTCGGCCTTCGCCAGTGCCTCCGATTCGTCCTTGGCCTTCTTAGCGGCTTGCTTCTCCGCTTTGATGGCGTCCCTCAAAGACTGTTTTCGTTCTTGGATGCGGGACTCGATCTTGCGGACTCGACGAACAAGGTCAAGAGCATCAATAAATCCACCAAAGTCATCCACGAAGTTATGCGATTCAAGGTGCCATGTTTCAAATTCGCCGTCGTCTTTACCCAGTCGGATGATCCATCGATCCTCAACCACCTCGCCGGTCTCTTCTTCATAGGCCGCCTCATAAGCCGCTGTCTGTAGCAAGTACTCCAAGTACAGGTAGTTCGATGTCTTCCAGTCCGCTACCGTCAGCCGGTCCTTGAACGGATGGGGGCAGCATCGCGGGTTGTCGCACGAGTCCACTTCACACAAACCGTCCAGTGTACCGGCATACTTGTGCTTGCGACTGTAAATCTTTCGCTCGGTGAATCTCCACCGGACGTTGTGCTTCTGCATCCAGTCGAGCGCGGCCTTGGTTGCGTTCAGCGCCCGCTCATCGAGCTTGGCACGCTTCCAGCCCATGTGATCCTTCACCGCCTGCGTAAACAATGCGTATGCTTCGGTGTCCATCACCTCGGCAGACTTCAGCTCCTTCTGCCAAATCTTCAGCTTGATGTACTGCTCGATCCAGTCATGCGCGGAGTGACCGATAGCACCGGCCTCTTCAAGCTTCTCCTTGTGGGCACCCTTAGCGTCCAAGACCCACTTCTCAAGGTCCGGCACAGGGATGACGTGGCATGGGGGAAAGCCCACTACTGATCCCGGCACATCCTTCAGGAGCTTTTGGGCCATCATCTTGCAACCCCACGGCACGAGTGCAGCGGACTTGTCGATGATGTGGCAGACGGTCGTAACACCGTCCTGTGGTTCCAGCTCCCCGGTTTCTGTTTCAAGCAGGTAGACGTGGGCATCCACATCGTACCTGATAGTCACCTCGCCATTGTAAAACTTATACTCTTCGGTGATGCCACCAAACTGTTTGATGAATCCTTCTAAAGCCACTCGTCCCTTACGTCAACTCACCAGTTAGATCAATGCCCGCATGGGCACGTTCTCCTCTGGGTGGCTATGGTTCTGTTGCCAGTCCACAACCGCTTTCGCGCAACTCACTTTTGAGAAGCCGATGAGACCGTCCTCACCGAAGTAGGTGAAGCCGTCTTGATTCTGCACACATTCTGTTACTATGCCGGTGGTAGGCTTTGACCTTTTCACCGGCCCTAAGATTGAATCCATGATTACTCCTCGAACGGGATACCAAACAACACGTGCTCGAACAGCGTGCCAAGGGTCAGCTCGTGAACGTGGTTGATGACACTCGTGTGCATCTGCTGCTCCACGAAGTACGTGACGACTACCAGACCGGCGAGTATCAGAACCTTGCGAGTCAGGTAGTGCTGCCAGTGAATCCGAGGTGGCCTTACATGCGGAAAGTGCATACTATCTCCTTTTCGTTAGAAGTGCGCCTTGGAACTGAGCCATCGTATCGCCTTCTGGCCGCCCCTTGACAAAAGAGGTCGCCTGTGCTAGGGAATCCTCCGGGTAAAAGCGTTGGTACAGCTTGATCTTCTGATCGTCGGTCGCTTGACCAAGGTGCAGAAGTACATCGATCCGACCGGGCCTAATCAACGCCGGGTCCAGATTGTCGAGATGGTTCGTGGTCATGATGTAGATCACGCCGCTAGGGGCATGAAAGCCATCGAGAACATTCAGTAACCCAGATAGTGTAACACCAAACAGCTTCTCGTGTCCATCACTATCTTCAACTTTGTTCGGGTGGGGTCCGGGTGTTACGCCTTCCTTCCACTCCTGATCCCTTGGGCCGTCATTAGTGGCCTTGCGTTTCTTGCCAGCACCAGATGCGTCGATGTCCTCGAACATGATGATCGAACCTTCGGGCACAGTGCTTATCGCAGTCTTCAATCCCTTGTCACTCAGGTCACCAAGGTTCATCAGGTAAATGTCCCGGCTCAGTTGGTACGCTAACCCTGACGCCAAGGATGTCTTGCCGGTCCCCGGAGGCCCATAGAAGGCGTAGCCACGATGGTAAGGGATACCCAGCTCCCTATAGCGTTCCTTGTCGCCTAGGAACTCGTTTACGTCTTGCAGCAGTTTCTCCTTCTCCTGCCCGTCGAGCACCACGGACTCAAACGTACGCGGCGAATAGCTCCTCAGCTTTATCCAGTACTCGTCCCACACATACAGCTTGCTCTCACTACGCTCAGCCTCTTTGTGAATCTCGATGATCTCGGTAACGAACTGCTTGATGCGTTCCTGCCTGCGGCCAATCGTGCTGAAGGAGATTGTCTCACTCCTCTTCGCGTCCCAGCCGCCCTTCTTATCCTCGCTCCGCGTGTAGTTCAGCCAGAATGGTAGACGCTTGTGCCAGAAGAAGTGCTCCCCCGGCGCGGGCATCAGAGAGATGAGCTTGCCACGGATGGTCGAGTCAAGATCGACGCGGCGTACACGCGGCATGAATTTCTGCTTGGTGATCCACTCCTTCACCCAAAGAAAGGAAGGGTCGTCGTCCTTCACTGTTACGCTTACGAGTACTTGTCGTTTGAACCAGAGCCAAATCATCTGCGGCACTGATTTCATGTAGGCCATCACACCACCCATAACTAGAAGCATTGCTCCACTGGCGGTAAACTGATTCAACATCTCAGGTGGTAGCCCTATGAGCATCTAGTCCTCGTCCTCTCTAAGCTTACTGTCATATCTCGATATCTCCCAGCGTAACGGTTACGCTCCTCGGCTGCACGGTAGCGTTGCAAGTCTTCCACGGCTTGACTCGGACGGTGGACGACGATAGGCTCTCAACGTAGCCGTGTCGCCAGCCCTCATCATAGTACCGCACGAAGGAATCGGCCACGAGTAAACACGCTTTGCGGATATCAAATGGCCGTTTCCATCTGCGGGGTTTCACTATACTACCGTCCTGTTCTTCTTGTTGAAGCGATTCTCCAGCCGGTTGAGGTTCACATCGCCCCGTTGAACGACTGTACGCTTCTCAGTACCGTTAGGTTGAACCCTAACACGGACCACAGTGGCGGGTCCATTCTTAGGATAGGTCTTGAATCCATCCTTCGACTTCTGCTTGGCCTTGAACGCGGCCTGAGCCTTCTGCTTTGCTGCTTGAATCGCCGCCTTGTCCGGCCCTAGGTAGTAGTGCGGGAACTGCGGGGTGTGGCTGAAGTGACCACCGCGCTCATGAGTCTTCTGGGCGAAGCGCCAACCTTTGAGCCATAGATCACGCTGCGGGTTGGTAGTGTACGGAACGTCGATGCGTTGCGGTTTGTGGTCTGCTCCAAAGTATCCAGTGCTGTAAGCACCATAGTATGCGTCGTAACCGGCCTTGAGTGCGCCGAGTGAAGCCTTCTTGTTTGACAAACGGGTGATTCCTAATACAGTGTCGTGCGACCATCCGGGTGGTTCCCCAGACCGTGATGGGTGAAGCGGTACTTCTTTACAGTACTACAGTCGGCTCTTCCTGTCAAGCCATCTTTGTCTCAACGTGTAACCAGCTACTACAACGAGCACGACAGCAATACCCACAAGATAAATGCGGCCAGCTCGGATTATAAAGTCCATGATGATCTCGCTCATTCGATCACCACCCCCGTGACGGCGTACTGCTCATAGGACAGCTCTATGTCGAGGTTATGAAGGTACATATCAGAGCACTGGTCACGGCCCTGAAGCACGAGAGGTTGGAACCGATGCTCCTTGTCCTTCTCGATCTGGTGCGCCCGCTTGTCCTTACCAAGAAGATACGCTGTACGGGCCAACGATGTTTGCAGACGGGATAGATGATCCCTGCAAGACTCCTCCGATGGCGTCGACGGCTTCGGTACTGGCAGGCGTGTCTGACTTGACAGTAGAACTAGCAATAGTATTATCTTCATCTCTAAACTTCCTCCCTTGGGTTTCAATTTGCAGTTTGGCTTGTTATTCAGTGTGTCCGTGCAGAGATTTCCTATGCAGTTAGCGTAGTGCCCGCCTTGGCCCTGCAAACATGAGAATCCGGCATACCTAGTCCGCAAGCAGGGCATTCTCTAAGCGGTCGAAGCCCACCCTTGGTCTGATTTTCTGGAAACATGAAGGCGTCTACATCTTCTCCGCATACTTCGTAGATTTCATCGATCTGCCCCTGTGTATAGTTTTGAAATTCGATGCGGATAGATTCGCCAGCCCCTAGTGCGTCCAGAAGAGCATCATAGACAGGTGCATGATTGCAGTCAGTCAGTCCGCACCATTCACATCGAATCCACATCCCCTCACTCATCACGGAACCTCCTGCCTACATGCTCGGGTTTTACTACCACAACCTTATGCTTCGCTTGGGCCTCACGCATCTGTAATAACACAGCTTCTTTCTCAGCCAGCTTCGCATTCTGTCTTCGCTTCTTTTCTAACTTCAGCTTCTCCTGATTCTTTTCGTAGATATTCAGGGAGTCCCTGAGCTTGTTGCGCTTGTTCTGCAACTCGGTCATCTCTACGCTCAGTGCATCCATTTTCTCATTCGCAGTCTTCAGGTTGCGCTCAGTCATAAAGAGCGCGTTCATCAGGTGCGAGTCTTCCATCTCGGAGAGTAGTACCTTCTTACCCTCCTTGGTCGTCCAGTATAGCGCACCCACAGACATCATCGATGGTAGCGGGCCACCCGTGTACGGGTCCACTTTCGGGGGCATGTACTTCGCTACCGACGCCTTCGCCTCAGCAACAGTGCCGGTTCCCACCACGAGGTAGCCGTCCTCATCGTAGACGTTGATTCCCCCGAATGAGTCCTTCTTCATTGTGAACTTGCTAGGCGTACCGGGTACGCCGGGGAGAACGCCCATTAGCAGCGAACTCCTATCAGCTCCAAGTCCTCGCGTAGGCGATCAGATGTCATCGGCTGGTCGTACTGGGACAGGTCCAGCTTGTCCAGTGAGAAGTCGTTAGAGTATACGATGGAATTGTACTCGCGGTTCGGCTCTCCTTCAAAGATGAACCACGCAGCCGGTTTGCCCTTTGGGACATAGACCGAGTGGAGAGCCTGCGCAGCGAGGTGAGTGGGTTCCAAGAGACGCCTCGCCCTGAGCCTCAGAGGTAGGTAGGCGCGATCCAAGGGCGCAAAGCCACCCCTACCATCCTTCTCAAGGATCGGTGACGCATAGCTAAAGCTCTGCATGGGTACTGTGCTGACGAGAGGATCACTCTGGCCCATGGCTGCCTCGACGTTATATAGCTCACCTAACACTGGCATGAGTGTGACATCCGTACGATGCCGGTGAAGGGCAATCGAGAAGGTTACACCAAATGTGCCGGGGTTGTTACGCCACAGCTCATGTTCAGGGCGGGCGATGAACATGCGGACCATCCCCGGCCCTTCTTTGATGAGTAAGGAGTCCATGCCCTTGCAGTGGCAGTTGACGAGAGACTTGGAGAGTATTGCGCTCGATGGATTCACTTATGCCTCGATTCCTAGATGGGAGTTGATTGCATCTGAAGCAGTATCGTCAGACACTCTCAGGTAGTAGCCAGTCGAGGACAAGCTCTTGTGGCCAAGTCTTTGTTTAGCGTTCTCAATACCGGACCCAATGACGAGCATGGCAATCGAGTGCTTCAGCGTGTGCGTGTGCGCGAACCGTGGGTTGATACCAGCCCGCAGTGCAGCGGCTTTGAATACTTTGCGAACCCAGTCACGACCGATGGGCAGCAGCAGCTCATCGTCCGCGATCTCCAACCGTTCGAGCATTGCGTACTCGTCCAGCTCCGGGTCAGGATGCTTCTGCCACCGTTGCGAGGTAGCCAGCGATCCCTTCAGGCGCTTACAGTCCACGTATCCGTGGCGAAGGTCGCGCCCTTTGATACCAGTGATCTCGGAGGCCCGCAAGCCATGCCAGAAACCGATGAGGTAGGCCAGCTTGAACCTCTCACCCTTCTCGCTCTCGATCTCCCTGAGTACCGCCTTCACTTGGTCAATCTTTAGATACTTCATTCCGTTCACCTCAAGTACAGACTAGCAAACGATGATCTACTTGTCAATGCCTAAATACGCAGCATCTTCCTGTGTGTAATAAAGCAAGTTGTTGCCCTTCCTCTGGATAAAGACACCGGGTAGGTTCTTTAGCTTAGCACGCACCTCGGGGTGTACCCCCGGACTGTACCCCATAGCTGCGAGTACCTCTACCGTGTTCATTCCCGGTGTCTCGTCGATTGCGTGGAGTGCCCGATAGTCGGCCCAGAGTTCCTTTGGTTTCTCAAATGCTTCCCTGACCTTGAGAAGCCTGCGCTCTTCCTTGGTAAACACTGGAGGGTCGTCAGCCACCATTGGTGGGAGGGCGACGAAGTACCGTACTGCCGGACCATGACCCCCTCTGGGTTGCCGCCTTGATTCTTTGAAGTCCTTGCCGTTTACCAGTATCCTCCACACTACGCTGCGTGGTATAGATGTATCTTTGACCACTTGGTCTATGGATACCTCACCATGTTCCTTGGTGTAGTTGTATACGGTCGTGTAACGTTCGTAGCCGAGTACATTACCTCTGAATGCCATTATTTTCTCCTAGAAGAAAGGACTCGGGATGCAATCCTTGTACTTGATGTTGTAGCA